AAAATGTTTGACATTGACTCGATTGCTAGACTACCTGCTTCATGGCAATTCCATAGTGGAGATACGGAAACTAGTGTTGTTGGCGGATATACCAGCGCATAGGAGATAAAAATGGCATCTGATGCATTAAGAAAAGAATTACAAACTACCTTTGCTAAAGACCTTTACAATAATTTTAGCAATGATTCTGACGATCAATATTTTCTGTTACTTGGAAAGATTGATTCGTGGGGTGTAACTGGACCAATAGAATCGGGACCATATGGTACGACTGGCGATGAATATCCATCTACTAATATTGATAATGTAGAAAAAGGATATCAATTGTGGAGAGATGGAGTTGGAGCAAAACGAATTTCATCTAGAAACATATACCACATGATTCGGAGATACAATTGGGTATCTGATACAGTATATGACGAATATAACGCATTGGACAATCTTTTTGGAAGTACTCCAAAACAATTTTTTATATACACAATTAGTGGAAATGTTTATAAATGTATCAGCAACAATAATGGTGCGGCATCTGCTTATGAACCAAGTCATACAGGAATTGAAGCAATAACACTTCAAGATGGATATATTTGGAAATTTATATACAAAGTAACAGAAGATGCCAAAGAATTTATAACAACAGATTATATTCCAGTTCAATATGTTATTGATGACACAGTACTTTCTACTAAAAATCAATGGGATGCACAGCAGGGTTCTGTTAACGGTGCTATCGAGCATATAAAATTTACTGATGTTTCTTCCGCTCTTTCTAAGGCGGCCTGGGAAAGGTCTACACCACCTCAAGATGACCCTATTGTACATGCAGATTCACTCGCTGGTGCAACAGCGATATATTTATCACAGAGTCCCATCACCAGTAACAATGACGATTATTATAATGGATATGCCATTTATATAAATGCTAATGCTGGTGTAGGTCAAAGAAGAATAATCACTGATTATCGAGGCAATGACCGACTAGCATATTTTGATGTGGCTCTCATAGAAGATGTTAAAACTACTGCGGGAGACCAAACAGGTTCAAAATATAAAATTATGCCAAATATTGTATTTGATGGCGATGGTGCAAGTGCTGAGGCAATTGCTACAATAGACACAACTTTTAATATTTCTAGTGTTTCATTAATTAATAATGGTACAAATTATACGGTTTCAACTCCTAGAATTTTACCTCTTAGTGTTTCTGGAGGTACTATTGGTGTTAATCTAATAGATGGAAAAACTTTATCAGGACCAACATTGAGTCCTATAATTCCACTCCCCGGTGGCCATGCTAAAAATGCTCTTGATGATTTTAACAGTGATAAAATTATGATTAAAACTACTGTAAAGGGAGATGATGCTAATTTTATAATTGGTCAAGATTACCGTCAAGTTGCATTATTAAAAAATCCTAAAATTAGCGGTGGAACATATGATGGATGGACAGCAGGACATGAAATTGTTCGAAGAAAACAAATGTCTGTAGTTGAACCATATTTTTCTGTTGTTGGGTTTAATGATAATACATTTTTATCAACGGCTGGGGCAACTGGAGATAGCATTATAGGAGAAAGGTCCCAAGCAACAGCAAAAATTCAAAACTGGACTTGGGAGGATACTCAAGGAATATTAGAATTATCAAATGTTCAAGGAACATTTGAATTAGATGACCCCGCGTCTACAGACGCTAGACTTGTATTTGACGCTGATGCAGGAGGAAACACAGGGGATTTTACTGTTGGTAGACAAGTAAGACAACATAATGGTTTAGAAGGAAACAGCGGTGCGACTGCTTTAGGTATTATACAAGATTGGAGTGGTCCTATAGATGGACCTTATGAATTAATTGTCAAAGTAAATAGTAATACATTCCTTTCCAGTGGTACTACAGTTACTGAATATTATGTTGGTGGGTCTGCTGGAATTGTATCAGGAACAAATTGGGGGGGTTCATTTGATACAGTGGAAAGAAGAATGGGAGAACTTCTAAAACACTTTAGTTCTACTCAGGGGGTAACATTTGAATTTGTTGAACAGGGTGATTATCAAAATCTAGCAAGAGCAAATAAACTAACCGATGTTCAAGATGAAGAAATTTTAGAAAAATCATATAGACTTACACATAAATTTATAATTACAGATTCTGGTACTGCATTAGATGAGGACTCATATGATGCCGATGATATGTTTTATCAGGTAGATAGTCTTACAAATATCAATAAAACTGCAAAGGTTGTAAAGTGGACAGCATCTAGTGGTAGTTCGGGAGACTTGTATGTAAATGATACGCGGGGTGATTTTGCGGCGGGTGCCTTCCACTCTTCAACTGGCGGTGTAATTCTCAATCATGCAATTGAGTCCATTGATAACCCAGATTTAGAGATTGGGTCAGGACAAGTATTATATATACAGAATATAAAAAGCATTTCTAAAAATTATGAACAAGACGAAGAAATTAAAATTATGCTTGGATTCGATGAATGCAGTTAATGTATAACTCAGGAGTTTACAAATAAATGGTATATGACGCGACATTATTTAACACAGACCCTTATTACGATGACTTCGATGAAGACAAGAAGTTTCTTCGTATGCTTTTTAGGCCTGGTTTTGCCGTTCAAGCAAGAGAACTTACACAACTTCAAACTATAGTTCAAAACCAAATGAAAAAATTTGGTGACCATATGTTTAATGATGGTTCTAGAATTATTGGTGGTGAAGTTACCAATCAAGATGTAACTTTTATCAGAGTTAATAAACTAGACCCATCATCCGCATCGGAGGGTGGAACGGCAGAAATTGATGTTACAAATTTTCTTGGCACTAATTTAACAATACAAGGTGCCGGTGATACACGAAAAGCAAAGGTTTTACATGGATTAACTGCCGATGCTACTACTGATGATGACTACTACATGTTGTTTCTTCAATATTTAAGTGGAGGTTCTGGTGGAGTAGAAGGAGATCAGTTTGGTCCAGATGATATTGTGCAAGGTATATGTGGGAGTAATACTTTCAAAGCAAGAATTTCTGCTACAGGGTCATCCACTCCATTAACAGATGCACTTTATGTTGGTGGTGTAACAGGGACATCAAAATTAACAACCATTTCAAATGGTGTTTATTTTTATGATGGATATTTTGTTAAAACAGACACTCAATCGACTTCTCCATATGGAACAACTGGTGCATCATCAACTATTAGAGATTTTCTCGACCCAACAAGTAGAGTAGGATTTTCTGCTGATAAACAAATTATCAATTATGTTGATGATTATACTTTGAGAGACCCTGCATCTGGTTCTTATAATTACAATGCACCTGGCGCTGATAGATTTAAAATTGAATTAGGCCTTGCGTTTAAAAACTTTGTTAATAGTTCTACCGCAGGGTCGAATGCATTTGCTGATAAGAATTTCTTTGAGGTTGTTCGGTTTGTAGATGGTAATACAACTATTAAAAAGAATTATACTGACTATTCGGAAATTGAGAAAACCCTTGCAAGAAGAACATACGATGAATCAGGCTCATATACAGTAAAACCATTTGAAATTGATTTACGAGAATCCCTTTCGGTATTTAATGAAGAAAATGGTGGCGCAATAGGAAAGGCTGCATGTGGTTTACAATCGGGTAAGGCATATGTGTTTGGATATGAATTTGAAACTGTGGGAACTCAATATGTTCTCATGGATAAAGGACTTTCATCCGATTCTGTTTCTTCACATCCAATGAATGGTGTTAAATTTGGTCAATATGTAAAAGTTAAAAGTGGATTGGTTGGGGAAACAGGTCAATCAGGAGCATTAACTGGCGGTTTTCCAATTGTTGACAACCATCCAAAAATAATACTCACTGGAACTGGAGGAACTGGAAGTGCAAGAGTAAGAGCGATTGTACCAAATAATGATTTCACTGGGTCTATGACATCGGACGATGGTTCATATAACATGTATCTCTTTGATATTGTATTGGGAGGTATAACTGCATTCGGTCACATTAATACTTTTGGCGGAGGCACAACATTAGGAGCAGGAAGTTTAACTGCTGGATTTGTTGTCGCAGCCGGTGGTTCTTCTGACACAGGAGGATTTAGTGGGGCTACTGTTCTTTTTGAACCAGAATTAAGCACATCAATTTTCCCTGCACCAATAGGAAATGCAATTAAAAATGTAAGTAGTTTGACATATAGAGTTAATAAAGGATTTAATTTTCAACAACTTTCTGACAGTACTGTTTTTCCTCTTCCAGTTGGAAATGATTCACTATCTTTTATTGGTCCGGCAGCCGGGGCGCCTATTTCCGATTCAGATAAAAAAGATTTTTACTTACTAGTATGTGGAGAAGGTGGCAGTAATACAGTTGGTGGTACTGGCGAAAGAATAGATACTGGACCTATTCAAATGGTATTGGGAGATTCAGGAAAAGAATTACAGATTGGCCACGCAAGTGTTTCTAATTATCAACTGCCTGTTGGCCATTATACTTTAAATGCTGTAGTAAATGTTGTAAATCCTGATGAATCATCTCCTCTTTACAGAAATAAGGTATTTGTAGAAGGACTTGTAGAGGGAGCAACTGGATGCAGTACGGCTCATGCAAATGATGGCGGTATTAACTCTAGTTTATCTGGTTCAACAGGTGCATATTATCTTACACTTGGCCACCATGACATCTATGATGTTGTTTCTGTTCAAAGTAACAATGATACAATACAAAATGCATATGGACTTACAGGAAGTGAATCTAAAGAAATATTCTTATTAGATAACGGACAAAAAGACAACTATTATGATTATGGTAGATTATATCTTAATCCATCACTTGGTACAGGGGGTGGGGCTCTTACTGGAGATGTTGATTTAACTATTACTTATAGTAGATTTGACCACGCTGCTGGAATAGGACCGTTCACGGTTAATTCTTATACCCATAGTAATTCAAACTTTAGTTATAATGATATTCCAATTTATACAAGTCCCAGAACTGGTAAGAGTTTCTCTTTACGAAATTGCCTTGATTTCCGTGCCACAACAGATTCATCGGGTAATATCAATCCATTAGGATTATCTCCAAGAAATAGTCAACAGTTTCTTGCATCATATGACCATTATCTTTCACGAATTGATAAAATTGTATTAACAAAAGAACGAGAATTTGATGTCATTCGTGGTATTCCTGCACTTAATCCACAAACACCACCAGACCGTAATGATGCGATGACACTTTATGTCTTGACTGTTCCTGCATACACATTCAACATCAATGACATTACTAGTAAGTATGTTGAAAATAAACGATATACTATGAGAGACATTGGTGCAATTGAAAAACGAGTAGAAAATCTTGAGTATTATACAAGTCTATCTTTACTCGAACAACAAACAGAATCAAGGTCTATTACCGATGCAAACGGTGATGATATATTTAAGAATGGTATTCTTGTTGACCCATTTAGAGGACATGCAGTAGGTGATGTTTTAAATGCAGATTATACATGTTCAATTGATACAGAGAATGGCCATCTTCGACCTCCATTTACAAGTGATGCCGCGGCACTTTCGGAAATTGCAGGGCAAACCAATGGTGTTGTTCTTTCTTCTGATGGTATCGCCACATTAAGTTATGATGTATACCATCAATTTGTATGGCAACCCCTTTCGAGTGGTACTGTTCAAGTTAATCCGTTTAGTGTTCCATCTTGGATGGGACATATTAAAATTGATGACCCATTCGATGGGTGGTACAATCAAACAGGAGAACCACTTGTCCAAATTAACACTCAAGGTGAAAATGACAGATGGAAAGTTAACAATCAAAGACAAGGATATGGGTATGGTACTCAATGGAATGATTGGGAATCTATCTGGTCTGGTAGAACTATAACAGTAAGTGATATTTATGGAAATCGTGGTAAAGATTATCTAAACGAATTTAGTACTGGTGCAACAGGAAGTAATATTGAAAATAGGGTAAAACTTGCAGATTCTGTTGCGATTCGTTCTACCGAAACTTTAAAAAATAATGAAGGGCGTATTGGCATTCGTGTTAGAAAATTACCAGAAAGATTAGAAAAACTTGTAAACAATAAACTGGTAGATGTTAGTGTTGTTCCATTTACAAGAGCAAAAACAATAACATTAAATGCATATGGATTAAAACCAAGTACACAAGTCTACCCATTCTTTGATGGTACTAGTGTTGCAGAGTATTGTGGACCTACTGGTGGTGGTGCTTCTGGTGGAGACATTTGGACAGATTCAGAAGGAAAAGTTTCTGATATGTTCTTCTCCATTCCTGCTACAACATTCCGTACAGGAGAAAGACTATTCCGATTAACAGACAGCGACGCTAATACATTGTCTTCAACAACAACTGCGGCCGATACAATTTATTATGGACTTGGAAATGTTCAACAAACAGATGGCGACATGTCATCTACTAGACCCATTGTAAGTAAACGGCAAGTTGTCAATGATGAAGCAATTGTAAAAGATGCATTTGACCGTGAGCAATATATTAATACAAGTGGCAACAATCTATGGATTGACCCTCTTGGCCAATCATTCACCATAAACCGAAATGATTATCCTGGTGGCGTATTCATGCATAGTGTTGACCTTTACTTCCAGAGTCGCGACCCTGATATTCCAATTACACTAGAAATTAGACCAACTATTGGTGGATGGCCCAGTCTTTCACAGTCGCTTCCATTCTCTACAGTAACATTAATTCCAGCCGAGGATGAAATACAAAGTGATTATCCAAATGAAGTTGACTACACAAGATTTACATTTAGTAGTCCTGTTTATGTTGCCGCTGGCGAATATTCATTGTGTCTGAAAACAACTAGTGATTTGTATAATTTATTCTCTGCACAATTAGGAGAGAGTCAATTAGATACTGGTGTTCTTATTACTGAACAACCGTATACTGGTTCGTTATTCACACCACAAAATACTGGAATTTCTGTTCCAAATACAAACAAGAGTCTTAAATTCAAGATTAATGTTTGTGAATTTGTTGCAAGTGGAGAAATTGGTTATGAGATTCCATCTAGCGAATTTACTGGACTAACTGCTGATGTTTTCAAAATTAATTCTGGTGAACTTTCACCAAGAAATAC